AGAGCGGAGCGGTAGCACCTGCGGCTGGCTGGTAAACAAGCGGGTACACTCAGAAGCAACGCGAAAATGCGAAAAACAGAGCGCCGCGCCTGCGTCCGGTCTTTTTAACTCAATTTAACTCAATTTTGACTCAATTTTAACGCGTTAAAATTGGGCATAATATTCATGTAAAAAAATGGTACGCAAACAAAGCAGCTGCTCAAGGCTGTATTTAGCAAAATTATAAAACGGGATCACGAAAAAAGCAACGACAAAAAGACGAGCTGCAAGCGTCTGTATAAAACCGGATCTTTTGCCGGATCTGCGCACGGTATGCATCAGTCTGTTTTTGTGTGGGTTATATAGTCCGCGCGCATAGATCCAGGATAGCTATATACCCCGTTTTTGCATTTTATGCCCTGTATTATAAAAAATGGGTGGACTTGCCACCCAAAAAAGAAAAAATCAGTTGTAAATTGCATTGTATGCGCTTATATATTCCGGGCGGCCTGCGCAAAATGAAAATTGATCTCTTTTTGCGTCGTCCGGACTTTTGCCTGCGCGCAGCGACATATAAAATATGTCGACAAGCTCACTTTTTGCAGCTGACAATCGCTTTAGCGATTCCCACTCGTCCAGGTCATAGATCCGGATGCAGAGTGTATAAAAATGGCTGTCGACGTATACGCCATGCATACGCTGGAAAGCAGAAGCGACCATCTCAAATTCTGGAATATTTTCTGCAATAATTTCCAAAAATTCTGTACCGCAGGAAACCACGCGCACTCGGTAACTTAAATTATATTTTTTCACAGTCTTTAAAATACTATTTTTCATTTTTTTATTCCCTTTCTTTTTCCCGGTATCCGGGATTATAAAAAAACTGCCGCCCGGTAACGATCCGGGCGCGCATCCTCTGCGGCAGCTGCTATTTAATTTAACATCATAATATCTGTTATGATGTTATCTGTGTTTGTGGCGATGTAAAAAACAACCCCGCCGCGCACGCCGTTGTCTATATAAGCGGCGGCATCGTAACCGGGAAAATCGTGGTTTTCGGTTACAATGACACAGCCGTTTCCGCGCTCCTGATAGTCCTCAAAAGCACAAATAACGTTGTCGGCGTCAAATTCGGATCCTACCAACTCCAATAAATTTTTCAAAACCTTTCTTTTTGTCATTTTACAAGCTCCTTTCCTGTTTTTCATACCGGATGATAACAACTTTTTCGCCTGTTTCTTTGATGCGGCTAAACCCGTTAAACATCGGACCTGCAAGCCCTAACAGAAGCGGCTGCCCCTGCAGTTCATCGCGGGTTTTGCAGCTAAAATGATACCCGTATATAAGGGACTCAAACTCTGCAGCTGTTTTGATCTCGCTCGGGAGATCGTACACATATTTTTGCCCAAGCTCATCTTTTCCCGTAATCATATTTTCCCTTTCTGGTCTGCCTCATCAGCACCGGGAGACCGTCCCGCGGTGGACGCCCTGACGGGCGTTTCGGCTGTTACACTGTCAGTTTTTTAACTGCTTTCCGCTTTTTTTCGTTTTCTTTCTGGCTTATGCTGGAATCATCAAAAACAACACCGATACCATCAACAAAAAGAGCAGCCGCCATTTTATAGGGATCGATTTTAGGAAAACCACAAACATATTCGATAACATTCATTCTGACATAGCCAACATTTTCCCCGATTTTTTCAAGATCTTTTTTGTAAAAATCAAATATTCTTTTTTCTTTCTGCTCTGCTGTTTCGCTTCTCATGATATTTTCCTTTCCTTTCTGTTGTTCGCCCTGTCTCATCGGTGCAGGTGGGACAGTTCCTACAGACCGCCGGGCGGCGGTTTCGACTTATTCGCAAATTCTGCAGAAAATGGAAATTGCAAGTTCTGCGGCGGCTCTCTTCCTGTCGCTCCAATATCCGCGGCGCTTGTTTTTTAAAGCTTTTTCGGCGGCTTTTAGGTTTCCGACGCCAACGCTTGCCGCTTTATTTAGTTTTTCCCATTCATCCGGGGAAACCTTCACGGCTTTAAGCGTTTCCGGGTTGATGCTATAATCATCTTTGTTTTCGGGGTGCAGGTCTTCGCATAACGGAATATATTCATGGGTTCCCATGTTTTCCCCGATGTTCCAAATAAAGAAGCCTGCCGGGATCTTTTCAACGATTTTAAAAACGTGAATATTGTTTTCACAAAGTTCGGAATCAACTACTATTTTGTTGCCTTCCATTTTTAATTTTGCCATTTTGTTTTCTCCCTTCATTTGATGGTTTTATTATAACAAATATAATGCACTTATACAAGATGCAACAATTCACAAATAATGCACTTATAAAATGGAATACTTTGTTCAAAATATATAATGCACTTATGACATTGACATTATAATGCACTTATGATAAGATTATTTATAAATATAATATAAATGGAGGCGAAAACATGGAGGAATTAAAAACGACAGAGGCACAGAGAAAAGCTGTTAGGGCATATGAGAAAAAGAACGATCGTATTAACGTTATTTTTCCGGCGGGCACACGCGACAAAATGGAGCAGCTCGGGATTAGTAAACCAGGTACATTTATAAAGGAGGTTGTAGCTGCGGAGCTGGAGAGAATGGAAAAATACAAAAAATAAGTGCATTATACAATTGACATTATAATGCACTTATGATATATTAGTAGTGTAATAAAAACCGGCCTGAAAAAGGCAAATAAAAAATACGGAGGAAAAAACAATGAAAAAAGAAAAATTATACAGTGGATCGGAAGTATTCTTGATCTTCAAGAACTACGGCGTTCTGGGAGCAGAAAAAAGGAACGTGTACACATACGCAGGCAGTCACCCGCAGGGCGTTTGCTCCGATGAAATGGAGGTAAGACTCCCCGAGAACAACTGCTTCCAGCTGTACAAGACGATTTCCGGAGGCTTAGCTGTAGAGTCCGCTTGGGGCTGGAATTATGATATTGACGATGTCCTGGAAGGGGACAAGAGGCCTTGTTTCTATGCTCTTGACAAGGACGGAAAAGGACACAGGGTATACTTGGACGTGTTGTAGTACAGAATTGGAGCAAATGAGCAGCTAGAGACAATTGACGCAGAATATAATATAGCCGGGGAGCAAACCTCTGGCTATTTTTTATTTATCATTAGACAAAATATTTTAACCGTGTTATAGATATAAATAACCGGTCTGTAAGGATCCGGTATATAATACAAAAGATATTAAATGCATCCAGATAAAACAGTTAAATTTTAATCCTGTAAAGTCTGGATGTATTTTTTATATGGTTTATATAGATTGGAGGTGTACAGATCCATGACTGATAAAATTATATATGCAGATATACAAACTATAAACTCTGTAGAGGATATAGGGCCAATAGTTAAAGATATTATTGTACAATACTGTAATAAATACGGTTTTGATGAGTACAGTATACCACATACAGTATGGATGGATGTATTAACAGAGATATATCTGGATCTATTTAAACCATGTAAAAAATTACTTAAAAAAGATAGCTTAATACACAATGAGTATGATTTAGATAAAGTAGAGTATGTATATAATTATATATATAAAAGGATATGCAATAACCACAGTAAAATAGTATCTATAAGCGGATTCTGTGAAATGACCGGGATAGATCCGTATACCGTGAGACTGTGGGAGAGTAGCAGGCTAAGCACACAGCGCTCTCTTTTGGGACAAAAAATAGACAGAGACGAGGAAAACAGCCTTCTGGGGGCGATGATGGACAACAAGGGAAGCCCGGTGCCGTACCTTGCACGGCTTAACAAAAAATTTGAGTACAATATGCCCGGTGTAAGGGCAATAGCGCAGGACAAACAGCTGCTATCTGCGGACGATCTGCCTATTTTAAACGCTCCAAAACAAGCGAAATCGTCTGATAACTTACTTGCGAACGGTTTACATAATGCAGATTAAATTGTGTGTAATTTGGCACAATTTAAAAGCCCGCATCTATGCGGGTTTCAGGACATCAACTATTCACTAAACATTAATTTAGCGCATAGTTAAAATGAATTGTAGAAAATGAGTGGGAAATTGAAACAATTTATAATTGAGTCAAGATTGGATCCGGTACGCTGAGAGCTGCGGGCTCGGGACCTAATGACCAGACGGGGGAGGGGGTCGCACGGGGCACCAGGCGCCGGCCGACTAAGCCCCCCAAATATCCCCAAAAACAAAAAAGCCCTACTGGCAACACAAATACATACTACACAAACGATGAAACAATAGCAACAAAAAAATTAAAGACGGAGAAAGGCAGCTACCGGTTGTGCTGCGGCGGTCTGTAAAACCGTTCCCATCGTGGTGAACACTGTAGGTTCAACTCCTACTTCTCCGACTCTGCTGAGAATATCGCTGACTGTCTGACAGTTGGTTTAGTGTTCCGGTGGACAAAGCAGGTGGCCGTATTATAAACACAGCGAATGGAAGTTATCGGCCTTAAATCAGGAACTTTTCGCACTGAGCCTGCAAAATATCGCCCAGATTTCCGGTTATGGCAAACCGGGTGAAACATGTCAAACGTGTTTCTAACAGCAAATAAGATTATGAGTTCAATTCTCATCTGGGCAACTTTGGGATGCTTACAGCAATAAAATGGATATGACTGTTAATCATAAAACCAAAAGCATCCTGAAATAGCTTTTAAGTGACCACAACGGCAAAATTAAAATCGTTGATTATGCAAAATCAAAAGGCTGCGATCTTTGGGCGTGGCTAATGGAAAGTGGTCATGAATCAAATTTATGGGACTCCTGAAGCAATCATAATGGTTAAGAAAATTGTCTGAAAAACAATATGCGAACGGTTCAAATCCGTAAATGTGAGTCCTGGAAAGGTAGGGAAACATGAATTTTGCAGAAGCAATAAGGGGAGACGCAAGACTTACTCGAACAGAAAATGGTGCAGTGGCATTGAGTACCACCGGCGATGCCAGATTAGACCTGTTTGGTACAATTGGATCACTGAGAGAGGCTGATGAGAGCAGAATTACCGCTCTATTTGCAGAGGCGTACGCGCAAGATAAACTATTTGCTACAAAAATTGCGTTCTACGCAAGAGACATTCGGGGCGGCCTCGGAGAAAGAAAGACTTTCAGGGTTCTTATTCGCTATATGGCAGAGAAGCACCCAGAAGCGCTTAGACCGAACCTTGATCTGATCGGCGTGTTCGGAAGATATGATGACTTGTACGAACTTATCGGTACTCCACTGGAGGACGATATGTGGTCTGCAATGAAAAATCAGTTTGAGGAAGATTTGCAGAACCTAAATGCTGGAAATGCAATTTCCTTGCTTGCAAAGTGGATTAAGACCGCAGACGCAAGTAGCGTTGCCACAAGAAAGCTCGGCATCCTTACGGCGCAGAAACTCGGCTATCCGGTCTACAATTTTAAGCGCATTGTGCGCAACATGAGAAAACGGATCGGCGTTGTTGAGAGCCTTATGTCCACCGGAAGATGGAATGAAATCAAATACCCAGAAGTTCCGAGCCGTGCGATGATGATTTACCGCAAGGCATTTATGAAACATGATGCCGATAGGTTTGGAGAATTTATCAACAAGGCAGAAAATGGGGAGGTGAAGATCAACGCCTCAACGCTGTTCCCATACGATATTGTTGAAAAAATCCTTTATGGAAAAGAAAATAATAAAGTACTTGAAGCTCAGTGGAAAGCATTACCGGATTATGTGGAGAAAGGAACAAACGTTTTAGTCATGGCGGATGTGTCCGGGTCCATGTATGGAAGGCCATTGGCAACAGCAATTGGATTGGCGGTCTATTTTGCAGAGAGAAATGTCGGAGCATATCACAACCTGTTTATGACGTTTTCTGGTGATCCAAAAACGGTATTACTAAGAGGAGAAACGCTCGGGCAAAAGATACGAAACGTAAACGGAGCAAACTGGGGGAATAACACGGACCTGCGGGCTGCGTTTGAAAGAGTCATAGAAATTGCCGAAAGGCATAACACACCGCAGGAGGATATGCCAAAAGCTATTGTTGTTATATCTGACATGGAAATTGATTCCTGTGGAAATAGAGATTGGATTTTCTACGATGAAATGGCAAATGAGTTCCATAAATCAGGATACGTGATTCCGAATGTTATTTTCTGGAATGTTGATAGCAGACACGACGTATTCCATGCAGATCATAGTCGCAAAGGAGTGCAGCTTGCCAGTGGGCAGTCCGCCACGGTGTTTAAACAGATCTTGCAGAATCTCGGACATAATCCGGTTGAAGCTATGGAAAGCACGATAAACTCTGAAAGATATGACTGCATAAGAGTGGAGGAAGTGAAATAAATGTTTACAGATATCGCGGTTATGTATATTTTGTGGAGAATAGGGGCTCCGTCTTATTTAGGCCTTATGGTTATCATTTCCGTGTTCCTGAAAGCGATGATATTATTCGCTGGAACGCTTGCAAAAAAGACGGAGGAATGTGATGAAATGGAGGATGGAAGCAATGACATTTAACGAGTACCAGAAAGAAGCAATGAGAACAGCGAGTGGCGTTTGTGCAGCTACTTCGGAAAATCTCATACTTAACGGAGTTATGGGGCTAAACGGTGAGGCTGGCGAAGCAATAGACATGGTTAAAAAGGCTACGTTCCAGGGCCATGACCTCGATTACCGCCATATTGCAAAGGAACTTGGCGATATTTTATGGTATATTGCGGTTACTGCACAGGGAATCGGATACGATCTTGAAACAATAATGCAGATGAACGTCGAAAAACTACGCTCCAGGTATCCGGATGGGTTTGAAGCCGAAAAATCCATGCATCGAAAAGATGGTGATATCTAATGGAGATTTGCGGAAAGAAAATCAACGATGAATGCCAGTACTGCGGCAAGATACTTGAATGCGAACTATTTAAAGACGGTCACGGTATCCGAAGAGAACGAATGAGAGTGTCCGAAATGGTATGCTGCCAGCTGATACATCAGGAGGAAAGAGAAGGTGGAAAAACCAATTGACAATGTAAACCACCCAAAACATTATACAAACCGAAAACATGAATGCATTGACGAAATGATTGCGATGTTTGGAAGAGAAGCTGTAATTGCCTTCTGCAAATGTAACGCATGGAAATACTGATACCGTGCTGGAAGTAAGGGGAACTACGAAGAAGATATGGAAAAATCCGATTGGTACATCAACAAGGCGATGCAGCTATTAGATGAAGAATGAAAGAAAAAGTCTTTACACCGGCTCAATACCGGCATTCTTCTTCGGGATTAAATCCCGATACGTTTTCATTCCCATTGCATGTCTACTCCACCTGCTAGCAAGAGCTGATAAAAGGGCGAGTCAAATCGCCCGGCAGGTATTGTTCGAGCATCTTCCCACTATGCTTGAGCGGCGGTATGTGTTGGACTGAGAATCACATTTTTTACACGGTTCGATTCCGTGATACCGCAGAGGTTCGGCAGCTCCGAACTAGTGTGTTGATGGCGGATATCCACACGAAATAAAAAAATGCGGTCAAGAATTACTCCCCGATTGTTTTCTCCTCCGTTTACTTAGCCACGTAACCTTGACCGAAACGCACAAAGGCACTTAGCTCAGCTGGAAGAGCATCCGTCTTATACGCGGCTTGTCCTGGGTTCGAGCCCCAGAGTGCCCATTAAAAATGAATTCGAAACCACCAGTATGTAGACACTGCCGCTAACCTAGAAAAATTATAGGCAGGAGTTTAAAACACTTCTGCTTTTGAAAGTAGAGGTGTTTTTTTGTCTGAAAAATTGCAGAAAGCGCTCGAAAGCTACGAAAACTACATCAGGAATTATGGGATAACCCTTGAAGTAATAAACGCTTATTCCGAGGCGGCAAATATCGCAATCAATTCCGAAAAGAATGTTCCACTTGGGTTAAAAATTACAAGGCGCGCAAAGGAAATTGCAGAAAAATACATACTCGAAAAGACGAACGGGACTGTATGGGAGCTGGAAAAGTATTCCTTTGAGAGCGGAAAACAGTTCGACGTGTTGGAACTGTATTACGGAATATCACTCCTAGAAGCGCAAAACAAGGTCGTAGACAGTTTTTTCCGGTATATAGAGAAAAATAGACTACCTAAAGACAGGTTTTATATGCCACGCAGGAAGCAACTTATAAAAATAGGGTTAGTGGACGCATTACAGGGAATGATTGACGACAAGTATGATATGCTTTGCATCAGCCTAATACCCGGCGCTGGGAAAACTACGATTGAAAAATTTTTTGCGGCAGGCGTAATCGGATGGTTTCCAAAAGACTTTAATCTTTTTTATTCCCATAGTGGAGACATCACGAGAATGTTTTATGACGGCATGCTGGACATTGTAACCAATTCCGAAGAATACACATGGGGAGAAATTTTCCCATCGCTACGTGTTACAAGGACAGATGCGAAAATGGAACAGTTTAATGTCGGAAAGTATAAATCTTTTCCGTCGATGCAGTGCACTTCTGTCGGAAGCAAAAATGCCGGTAAAGTAAGAGCATCAAAGTTTCTGCTTGTTGATGACATGATCGGTGGAATTGAAGAAGCGATGAATCCTGTAATACTGGATAAACTATGGAGCAAATACTCTGTAGATGCAAGGCAAAGAAAAATACAGGATACAGACGGACGTAATTGCAAGGAAATACATATCGCTACTAGGTGGAGCGTGCATGACGTTATAGGGCGATTACAGAGCATGTACGAAGGAAATGACCGTGTAAAAGTCATCGCCGTTCCTGACGTTGATCCGGTAACTGGAGAGAGCAATTTCGATTATGAATTTTCTGGTTTTACAAAAGAGTTTTTTGAGGACCAGCAGCTCTTGATGGATGATGTATCTTACAGATGCTTATACAAACAGGAACCAATTGAGCGAGAAGGTCTTGTATTCCCTGATGATAAAGTCAGGCGATATCTGAATTTACCGCATGGAGAGCCGGAAATTATAACAGCACAGTGCGACACAAAGGGGAAGGGTACAGACTTTTTTGTAATGCCGGTATTGCAAAAATACGGAGAAGATTATTACTGCATTGACTGCGTTTGCGATAATACGGCGGATTATGAGATACAGTACGAGAATGCCGCAAATATGCTTTTTAACAACAAGGTTCAGGAATGTGAATTTGAAAGAAATGCAGGCGGCGACAGAGTCGCTATGGAAGTGAATAAGCGTGTTGAAAAGATGGGTTGGATTTGCAACATAACAGACACGCCGACAGAAACGAATAAGGAAGCCAGGATATTCCAGTGCTCAAACTGGATTTTACAACACATAGTGTTTAAAGACAAAAGCAAGTACTCACCGAAAGAACCATACGGAATAATGATGTCGTTACTGGAGAGGTATTCTGCGTCCGGCAAAAAACAGCTGGATGACGTGCCAGACGTATTTTCAAACTTTGCGTTAAGGGTGACAAAGGGAGACAGGGTCGCAAAAGTAGAGGCTGTAAGAAATCCATTCAGGAGGTATTGACATATGCAGGCGAAAGAATATCTCGGTCAAGTAAGCAGAATTAACAGAATGATAAACAATAAGATTTCTGAGATTGCGCAGCTGAAAGAAATTGCAATAAATATTTCTGCGATTGATACAAAGGAAAGGGTGCAAACATCCTCTGATTTTGACAAAATAGGGAAAATGTTTGTCAGAATTGACGAGGAAGAAGACAAATTAAATCGCTTAATATTTGAATACATTGAGCTCAAAAATAAAATTATATCGCAGATCGAAGGGATTAGAGAAGAAACCTTCTATTGCGTCTTGTTTTCCCGGTATATCGAAAACAAGACATTTGAAAAGATTGCAATTGATATGCAATACTCGTTCAGGCAGATAACGAGGATACACGGGAAGGCATTATTAGCATTTGATAAAATGTATGGGGAAGAATATAAAAACATGTCCTAGAATGTCCTAATGTAAAAGTGGTATTATGTAAAATGAAAAGAAACAGTTAAAAGAAGCGTTGCGGATGCAACGCTTTTTTTATTTCGGAGATTAAGGTTATGCATTCACAGTTTGTTTATTGCCCGAAATGCAAAAGAAGAGTTGCACGATACGACGGAAAATCAAAGATAAATATAATTGTGGAGTGCAGGAAATGCAGACGACTTGTCCTATTTCACGTAGACACCGGAATTACAGAGAATAAGCGTGTCCCGAAAAGAAATACAAGTTCAGGCACAACGATTTGGTAGGTGTTTAAGCATGAACAGAATCAGTTTTAACGATTTAGTAAGCGGGGATTTTGGAAGAAAAATAGCATACACGGATGCTACAGAAATAAATTCACGAAATGTCGTTAGCATAATCGGAAATTGCATAGGATGTTTTTACAAAAACAAACCAGCCATAAAATATCTCTGGAAATACTACAAAGGAGATCAACCGGTCCTTTATAGAACCAAAATTTCCAACGAGGATATTATAAATAAAGTCGTAGAAAATCACGCATATGAAATTGTGCAGTTTAAGGTTGGGCAGACATACGGAGAACCGATACAGTTTATAAGCAGAAGAGATGACGAGAAAATAAATAAAGCGGTTGATGAGCTGAACGATTTTATGGCAGACGCAAATAAGCAAGAAAAAGACATAAAAGCGGGTGAATGGCAGTCTGCAACCGGAACGTCATTCAAAGCAATTCAACCGAAAAACGGAGACGTACCATTCCGAATCGTAGCTCCTACGCCATTAAACACATTCGTGATATACAGCAAAAGCACAGAAGAACCAATGCTCGCTGTTCAGGAATTAAAGGACGAAAACGGGAAATACTACAAGATGGCATTTTCCGATACGATGTCCTTCAAGATAGTTGACAGTGCGGTTGTGGAGTCAAAACTTCACATATACGGGGGAATACCAATTGTCGAATACCCAAACAACCACGAGAGAATATCAGACATAGAACTTGTCGTACTTATTCTTGACGCAGTAAATACGATGCAGTCAAATCGAATGGACGGTGTCGAACAGTTTATACAATCGTTTGTAAAATTTGTAAACTGTGAAATTGACACGGAACAGTTCGAAAAAATGAAAATGGAACACGCATTTGTGGTGAAGTCCATAAATAAGGATTTTAAGTCGGACGTAGACCTGATTACTCAAGAGCTTAATCAGACACAATGCCAGGTTGCGAAAGACGACCTGTGGGATAATGCACTTTCTATTCTGGCAATACCGACAAAACAGAGTAACACTGGCGGCGACACGCAGGGGGCGGTTCAGCTTCGCAACGGCTGGGACTTCTCGAAAACAAGAGCAAAATTAAAAGATCCAATTGTAAAAACAGCAGAAAAGAGATTGGCGGTTGTTGCGTTAAACGTACTCAGGATGGCAGGAATTGACCTGAAACTTTCCGTTAGGGATTTTGATGTGCAAATTAACCACAGCCCACAGGACAACATGTATACGAAGTCACAGACACTATACCAGCTGTTACAGTCTGGTATTCATCCACTTGTCGCGATTAAAACAGTCGGACTTTGGGGGGATTCCGAAAAAACATTCCTTTTATCAAAACCGTATATTGATAATTTGTGGAAGACGATTTACGACGTAGCGGAAAAAGTCGATGCAAAAAGCGTAAATAACGATCCTAGAAAGGAGCCAGAGAATGAAGTATGAAAACAATGTCGTTCAGGACGGAATTACGTATATGGCTGGTGAAGACGTCCCCGACATGGGAAGCATCATATGCATAAAATTTTCCGGCAATATCAGAAGCTATGAAGGACTGCAAAAGGACATCGAAAAGCTTCCTACATATGTTGCAACAGGTAGCTCCTGCTTAATGATTGACACGGGAAGGTTTTATAAGTTCGAAAAAACAACAAAAACTTGGTATGAACTATAGGAGTGATGCTGGAGAATGGAAGCAAACGAAGTATATGCAATACTAAAAAATCTAATAAAGAAGAATTCTGGAGCAACAGACGAACAGATTAAACAGGCCGTGGAAGAATATCTTATTAAAAATCCCGTATCTGTAGAAACTGATAAGACCTTGTCAAAAAATGGAGTTCCGGCGGATTCAAAAGCCACAGGGGATGCGATAAAGAAAGCAGAAGAAAAGGTAAGCAGCACCATTGACGAAAGAATCATGGACGCATTTTTTGGATCGATGAGAAACGGAAAAGTTTACCAGACGGAGCTGTATTTAACAGAGACAAACCCAACATCGGACGGTGTAAAAACGATTGCCAACAAAGACAAAGTGTGTGAACCTTCAACTGATACTTTAGAGGGTCAAGACGATTATGAGGGTATCGGTATTTTTAACTGGTACAACTGCAATTACGTCACGGATGACTACGGGCGCAAGATACCTACAGCAATTGAGGGATGGGGAAACGGATACAAAAACGACGGCACTGTTGACGTAGGAGTTATCGCAATGACTCCGTACTGGTCAGTTATTGAGAAAGATGGGAAGCATATCTGGACGTTATCGGACACGCCAAACGATGACTATGGGCTGATCCCATGGGAAACGGCGAGAAAAGAAGATGGAACTTACGCGCCCTATGTAATCCATAGCAAATACGTAAGCGGTATTGGAGCGGATGGTCTACTGAGATCATTCAAAAACTCAAAACCAGCGAGAAGCCAGTGCTACAACAACATGATAGACAACTACCAAAAAAAAGGCAAAGGTTGCTGGGGAGCTGGAAAAGAAAGAGACATGTACGTTATTTTGTACGACGTAATCAAGTACGCTACAAAAAACGAACAGAAAACCTTCAAGGGAACAACAAACTACAATTTCCAGATTCCGGCGTCGATAGAAAGAAGCACAAAAGAAACTTACTTCCCGGTTGCAAACAATCAGGCGGCGCAAATCATTGTTGGAGGTTACGTCTCCGTTGGATACGGAACTAAAAACACAGATAACACGGTAACTAACGACAGGGGATACGCGACGATCCACCAGTATGCTGACGATGTTAAAGTGCTGAGGATCGAAGATCTGGACGAAAACAACAAAGCTGTGTATCTGGACGTGGAGGATGGATTTACCACAATCCCCGTTACGTTGAGTGACGAAGTAAATGCGCAGATAATTTTAACGTCGATGCACTGGTGGAGCGGCACGACAGACAAAGTAATCGGGAAGCACGATGGCTCAATGACATCCAACACGGATGGCAAGCATCCGTTTAGGGTAATGGGTCTGGAATGCTCGGTTGGCGGTTATGTCGTATACGCAGACTCGGTTATGATATTTAAAGAGGACTACAGCAAAGATGTATATATTGCGCCGAGAGGGACGAAGCATGTAAAAGACGAAGCGACGATCAAGAGCACATACAAGCTAATCGGTAATATCCCCGGAAACGAGGGCAATGATTTTTGGATTGGAGACATCGGCGTTGATGTGGAAACGTGCTCATGGTTTGCAAAGACCGTCGGAGCAAGCGATTCGCAAGGCTGGGGCGACAGATGCTACTCTGGTGGCAAAAACACATCTGGAAGCAGAGAGGATCTTGGGCGCGGTAATCTCGGGGATGGGTCGCTTGCTGGCTCTGTGTGCGTGCGTTACTGGAACTGGCTCGGCGGGGCGCTCTGGGGCTTCCTCGGCTGCGATTAAAATTAGGTCGTCGGGGGTGAATTTCCGAAGGAAAGAGGGGATCTCCCCTGATACGACCGGAACAATTAAAAGGACTTACGGCGCGCGCGGTAATCTCGGGGATGGGTCGCATGCTGGCTCTGTGTACGTGAATTGCTGGAACAGGCTCGACAGGGCGAACTGGAACTACCTCGGCTGAAATTGTTAATTTACAAGCAAAAAATATTTGCGTCGTATTTCGCACTCGTAAAGAGTGTAGCCAAAAGGCTCTTGGGCAGATGCCCGAAATACTTTTTATAGACCTACTAAAACTTTCACAAAGGAAGGAATAAGGATAGGCAGGGAACGCCTGCTTGTCGGGGTTAGTAGTAAAAACCGAAAGCCCTTATAAAGACAATCGAAAAATGAAAACGTATTGTAAAAAGGTCGATATCACCGATAGAAAGCTGATACAAAGAGCGGTGTATAAATGTCTCAAGAAAAAATACAAAAGAAACGATGTGCACAGGATGTTTGCAGAGTACACTGGACTTCCGGCAGATTTTATACGGAGAGTGCTGAACGAATTTGGTATAAAGGGACTGGAACCCCTAGTAGAAATGGTAATCGACGGTGTACGTGAAGAAATTATCCAAAATAACATAAAATTTAAACCGATATGGTACAAGAATAAAATTGACGCGTCCAACCAAAAGGTGCGGAGAATCGGAATCCAAAACATCAAACAGCAGATATATGACTATATCGCCGTAGAAGCTATGGGAGACATCCTGAAAAGAATCGGAGAATACCAATGCGCGGCGTTGAAAGGAAGAGGTCAATCATACGGGATTAAAGCGATAAAACGCTGGATGCGAAACAAGAATATCAGATACGCAGGACAATGCGACATAAAAAAGTGCTATCCATCAATAGACAGGAATAAGCTGTTGGAGTTTTTAGAGAAACGCATTAAAAACAAGCCACTACTCGGTTTGATAAGGCTCCTGGTAATGACGTTTGACACAGGACTGAGCATCGGATCGTATTTGAGCCAATATCTTTGCAACCTATTTTTATCTCAGGTATATCACGCAGTAGCCGAAAGAATGTACCGTGTAAGAAAGAAAAGAAATGGAACGAAGAAGCGGATTAACCTTGTAAAGCACCAGTTGTTCTTCATGGACGATATGCTGATTCTTGGCACGAACGCAAGTGATATCCATAAAGCGATGGATATGATAATACAAAAGGCTAAAGAAATGGGCCTGGAAATCAAAGACAGCTGGTCGGTTTTTACAACAGTTAGCAAAAGCAAAGATGACGGACACTTTATCGACATCATGGGAGTGCGCATATACAGGCAACACACTACGATCAGGCGGCGCGTATTCCTACGTGTTCGCAGGGCGTACAAAAATGCGATTGCACTTATAAAGCAAAGCAAAAATGTGCCGCTGTGGCTTGCAAGAAAATGCATGTCGTACAAAGGAATCCTAGACAACACAGAAAGCCATAACATCAAAAAGAAATATAATACAAATAAAACAATACGCATTTGCAAAGGAGTGATATCGCGTGAAAGCAAGATTCGACTCAGAGCAGCCTAGCGTTAGGTGTGTTTCTGATTCCGGCAAAATATATATATTTATTGCCGTAAACGGGAAGTGGACGGAAACAGTGTATGATGAAACGCAAGATCCACAGACGGTGTGGGAATGCGACTACAGAGAAATCGTAACAAGAGAAGGCAGAATAGACATAGAGAAAGTAAAAGAGAATCCAGGTAAATATCTGGATTGGGTGGATCAGGAAGAAAGGAGCGCAGAAGAGAAAATTGCAGAGTTACAAGACCAAAACAAGATGCTAACACAGTGTTTAATGGAAATGTCGGAGATTGTATATGCTTAAATGCTTAGAAAGGATGGTAATTATGATGGCTATGTTATGGGCGCAGGAAATTATGTCTCAGGAGACAATTGAAGAAGCAAAGAAAATGTATCAGAGATGCCCAAGGCTGTTAAAGGAAAAGGTTAAGGCTATTCTGATAAACAGCGGGTTTGAAGAGATTACAGAATAAAGAAAATGGCGGGAATACGATTAAAAAATGACGAATTAAACGTCGTTTCATATGATAAGTATTTCGGAGAAATGGACATTTCGGAAGAAGAAAAGGAAAAGCGCAAACAGCTTGCAAAAGAGCTGGAAGATGCTTTTTTTATTATGTTTTATCTTCTTACAGATTCAGATATCGAAAGCGTATACAAATATATTCAGGAAAAGTATTGCGAAATCTGCAGAAAATACATTTCTTCGAAAGAAACGCCAACGTACATCGTTACGTATTCCGCTTATATTACAAAGCAGATCATTGATTCTGTAAAAGAAAATTTTGTTTATAACGCGGATACATGCAGATTGAAATCCATGAATATTGCAGCGAATGAAGCAAACGTAATTGGAAATTACATAAATCAAAAGGACGCAGTACGTCATGGGTTTAAGTACAAAGTTTGGAAGACCAAAGAGGACAAAAAAGTCCGACATACACATGTAAAAGTGGACGGAAAAAAGATTGGAATATTCGATTCTTTTAAGGTCGGAAATTCTGAAATGATGTTTCCGAAAGATTATTCACTTGGGGCGCACCCAGAGGAAATAGTAAACTGCCGGTGCGTAGTTAAATATGAAAGAAGTTAAAGCTGCCAATATGGCGGCTTTTCTTTTTTATAAGCAGCTATGCGGTAAATAGCAAATAAAAACTTTGCAGGAACGACCTGCGGAAACAAAAATGTGAGTTATTGGAGGTTATTTTTTATGACAAGAGAACAGGTAATTAAGCTTTTCCCAGATGCGACAGACGATCAGATTACAGCACTTTTAAATCAGAACAATTCCGAGGTAGCAAGAGAAAAGGAGAAAGCTTCTGGCTATAAAGAAAAAGCGAGCAAGGCAGATGAGCTGCAAAAAAAAATCGACGAGCTTGAATCTGGAAATCTTTCCGAGATTGAAAAAGCAAACAAAGCCTTGGAAGAAGCGAATAAGCAGATTGCTGTTTTGCAGAAAAACAATGCAATCAGAGATCAGAGAGAATCTGCTATGACGAATTTTAAAATTACGGCAGAGCGGGCAAAGAAGGTCGTGAAAGACGACGGAAGTCTTGATTATTCTGAACTCGGGAAAATTATCTCCGAAAAAGAAACTGCGTCTGCACAAGCAAAGGAACAGGAAATCGCAAAAAAAGCAGCTGTTCCGAATGGTGGGCCAGCAGGCGGAAGTAAAGAAAAAACAGCCGATGTTGAGAATGCAGAACTGATCTCCTTCGGAAATCAGGCGGCATCAGCAGAAGCACAGAATCATTATGTGATTTAAGGAGGTTAAAATGGGCAAACCAATCGAAAGGGATTTCACCCAGAAAAAAGGTATTTTAAAATTTTTCCCGTATGAAGGGGCGGCGTGCATCGTTCCACAGACGATGGTATCAAGTCCGGATGGAAATGGTAATAAGATCGTAAAGGCGGGTACACCATTCCCTAGCAACGACAACAAATGCGTTGGATATCTGCTGGAGGATGTGGATGTAACGATGGGAGATGCTCCCGGCACTTATGTTTATCAGGGATCTATCGACAACAAAAAACTGACTGAAAATGGAGTAACTGTTGAGGCAACAGCAAAGGATGCAACCCCGAGAGTTACTTTTTTTGACTAAAAAACAGGAGGAAATTAAGGATGGCATTACCTTTATCCGAAGCATTTACAGCCAGAAGCCTTGGCGTAATGTGGAATAACTACGAAAAAACACTTGGTTCCGCACCGTATCTCGGTAGGCAGAAATTCGGCACAAGAAAACAGGATTCTCTGGAGCTGAGATTCATTAAGGGGAAAAGTGGACTTCCTGTTTCCATGAAAGCATCTAACTTTGATGCACAGGCAGAGTTGAGAGATGTTGGAGGGTTCTCCGATATCCAGAACGAAATGCCTTTTTACCGTGAGTCATATATGGTAACAGAAAAAGAAGAACAGGAATACGACAATTACAGAAGCGCAGAAAACACCAGCCTTGCAAATCAGGTCCTTCGCGAGATCAGCAAGAAGCCAATGATGTTGATTGAAGGCGCCATGGTTGTTCCGGAGCAACAGATTTGGAACCTGTTAGCACCGGAGGACGGCGTACCAAAAATTCCCGTAACAATCGGAAGCAAGAGCTATACAGTCGAGTATACAAGCGACGGAGGAGTGGCGCACAAAGCAGACCATTTCGTGGATATTTCCGGTAGTGATACGGATAAATGGTCTGAGGCGGCAACGGCAACACCTCTGGATGACTTGATCGAAGAAAGAAGAGCATTTGCAAAGAAAACTGGCTATTCGCTTACAAGGTTTACCATGAATACAGAGACGTGGGAAATGGTTCTGAAAGCGGAAGACACAAAGAAACAGGTTCTTGGCATTACTGCTTATAACGGTGGAATCAGGCTGCAGCAGGCGCAGGTAACGGAATATCTGCGTGGATACGGAATTGAAATCGAGGTTTACGACAAGCTTTATGTAGACCCTGCAGATGGGAAGACAAAGTATTTTGTACCAACCGGTATTATTTCCGCACAATCTGGCGGTGTTTACCTGGGAGATTATGTATTCGGGAAGACTCCGGAAGAAAGAAGCGGAAGTATTACAGACGGCAATCTGTCTATCGTAGAAACTGGTATTTCTGTGTACACGTATGCGACAAACCATCCGATCAATACGCATTGCATAGTGTCAATGATCGGTCTCCCTACCTTTGAAGGAATGGACAGCGTTGTGGTTATGAAAGTCGCTTAGGAGGCTTAAATGATTGCTGAATACACAGTAAAGCGAAACGGAAAATGGTACAAAGCAGGTGAGTTTATTCCAGAAGCGGAAGTGTCTGCCTCTGGAATAAATCCAGAAAAATTCCGAAAAACAAAAACAGAAATAAACATGATGAAAGTCGACGATCTTAGAGCACTCGCAAAGCAGTATGGAATTGAAAACGCAGATTCCATGACGGGAAGCGCGATAAAGGAACATTTTGTGAAGATTTTCGATTTGTAGGAGGGTTTTATGGCTTACTCAATATTGGAACAGGTAAAAATACGATTAAAGCAATTCCATATTGAAAGCGCAGAAAATTCTGACACAGTCGTGTTTGACAGCAAGGAGGACAACCCACTTCTTGAGCAGCTTATCGATCAGGTAAAACAGGAAATTGTTTCAAGGAAAATGTATCCAGATAGCTATACAGAAGAAAAAATAGAAATGGATATGAAAAAGTACGAAGGAAATATTGTGAATCTGGTTGTTTACGACCGTTCTCAGGCAGGAGAGTCATACATGGCGTCTTATTCGGAAAATGGCGTAAGTAGGAGCTGGAAAGACAGAGAGGAGTTGTTTGCTGGTATTTATCCGTTTGTAAAAATCTTGTAATACATAGAAGATTGTGCGTTGCCTTATGGCAGCAGGCCGCACACATTAAGAGGTGGAGGGTAGTGTGCGAAATAAACATTATAAGGCGGTAAAAATGACGATAGCAAACATCATAAGCCTTGTTGCGCTTTCTTTCTCGATTGTATTTAGCGTTTGTTCTATGTTTTTTTCTGTTCGCGGGAACAAACGAACAGACACAAAAGATATCGAAAGCAGAGCAAGGGAGAATGCAGAGTTAAATTGCAAACTCGATATCATAAGCAAGAACACGGCAGATATTAAATATGATATCTCAGCCGTAAAAAAAGACGTGCAGGCACACGGCGAAAAAATCGTAGAGCTTGACGCGTCTGTAAAATCGGCGCATCACCGCATAGATGGTATCGAAACACGATTGAATAACAAGGAGGCAACACCATGAGCGAATACGGTATGAAGTGGAGGAAGGCGGCTGCAGTGCGAGCTGTTAAAACATGCGCACAGACAGCAGTTGCTACAATCGGAACGGCGGCGGTCATTGGAGACGTAAACTGGGTTATGGTAGCGTCTGCGTCAGTTCTCGCAGGATGCTTATCTATTTTGACAAGTATCGCCGGACTTCCGGAGATTAAAGAAGATGCTTGACATAAATAAACAAAAAATGTTGTATTCGCTTCCGAATGGAAGAGGACCCGTGTACGAATTGGACGAAAACGGGGACGTTAAATACATTGTCATTGATGGCGAATCCGTACCGGTTATTACAGGTGAAACAGAAACTGCATATGAAGAGCCAGTCAAATTTTTTGCGAATATAAGTAACAAGCTAAGCGAAGCGTTGATGAAAGAATTCGGGATAGACCAATCCACAAATTACGTGCAGATTGCGTCTGATAAAGGGAGGCTGCCGCTAACGGTTGGCAGCCTTGTTTGGAAAAAATCTTCTGTGGCGCATAAAAATCTTAGACCAGACCCAAAGTCCGCTGACTATAAAGTTATTGGAGTTGCAGACGAAGGATTGACGGTCGACTTGTTTTTGCTCCAAAAAAACGTTAAGTAGGTTTGACATGGCAAGACATAACATCACAATAGGGCTGTCCCCTAAATCGATTGATATTGCAATAAAAGAGCTCCGAAAATACAAGGAATATTTGCGAAAAAAAACAGATGAACTTGTAAAAGCATTGGCAGAGTCTGGAATACCAGTCATTGACGAAAACATGGGCGCGGCAAACTATACATATGACGAAAATGGGGTAAGAAGCGGTTCTGATGCATCCCATTACAGTTATGTGAAAATGGAATCGTTCGGGGACATATCTCGTGCAAAACTTATCGTAGAAGGAAAAGAACTTCTGTTTATCGAATTTGGGGCTGGCGTTTATTACAATGGGCCTGCAGGAACAAGCCCACACCCTAAAGGACAGGAGTTCGGCTTTCTGATAGGCTCTTATGGTGCAGGATATGGACAGCGAAAAGTCTGGGGGTATTACGATGATGATGGCCAATTGGTATTAACGCATGGTGTGGAAGCAACTATGCCTGTTTTAAAAGCGAGTCAGGAAATTATCGAAAACTATGTTTCTGTCGCAAGGAAGGTGCTTGGAAATGGATAATAACAACATGTGGGCAATGGATTTTGAAACCACAATATTTACCATGTTTTCATTTTTTTTGAGAAAGCACTTTTCTGAGAAATACCCAGACATGAACATTACACAGGACGAGGAACAAGACGGAAATCCGATTTTTCCGACAATTTTGCTTCGCCAGATGTCAATGTCGGAAACCGGAAAAGACATCGAAGGGACTTCGATCAATGCAATTCGCACAACAATGCAGGTAAATATTACGTACAAAGGGAAAAAGCAGAATTTGAAAGAACTTACTTCTTATTCTGTTTTATTTTTTAAAAAATATGGGTTTGAAATATCGAACGTTTTTTACAGTGTTTCAAACGATATAAGAGCTTCCACTTTTCGAGCAAAAAGAATTGTTGGAGCAAGTGACATTTTGAAATAAGAGCTGAAAAGCTCTTATTTTTTTGACAAAAAGGAGGTAACTTATGGAAGCTGGAATTTCCACGCTTGGGATTACATTCGGTTACGGGACAGAGACGACAGCTGGTGAAAAGCCAACAACATTTACTCAGCTGCATCGAATAAATGCAATAGGCGGCATTACAATCGAAAACGAGCAGATTGATGCATCGGCTGTAGAAGACCTTGTATCGAGATACGTCAGAGGACGTGGCGATACAGGCGGTTCCTTCCCTGTGACTGTCAACTTTACATCAGAAACAAAAGAAGAATGGAGCAGCGTTATCACTGCTTACAATGCACTTAACGGTGGGAAACGCATGTGGTTCGAGACCATTATTCCTGGATTTGATGATGCGTTTTTTGTAGTTGCAGAACCGCCGACAGCTATTCCTGCACCAGAGATTGCTCAGAACGAGCTGCTTACCGTGGAAATGGGATTGACAATTGAAGAGTATAAAGGAATGGACACAAAAGTTGCATTCGCATAAGCACTTGACGGGGCATTTGCCCCGTCTTTTTTGAAAGGTAATAAAAAAATGAAAACATTTAAAATTAACAACAAAATTTATTCACCAGTTCCGTTTGATTTCAATTTTATTTGCGATCTGGAAGACATGGGAGTCTCTCTTGAGAGAGCAGGTGAAAAACCTATGTCTATGCTGAGAGCATATTTCGCAAAGTGCACCGGGAGGGGAACGGAGTTCGCTGGAAAAGAAATGGAAGCCCATATGATTAACGGTGGAAGCCTTAAGGATATCATGGACGTTATGGCAGAGGAAATGAAAAAATCTGATTTTTTTCGCAGCCTCAGCCAGAGCCAGGAAACGAACGATCAGGCGGGCTAAATCAAAAATCTCAAAACGGGAAAAAGTACAATTCACAAAGAGAACGTTTTGAAAAAGAGTGGTTCCCAATAGCATACTCCATGGGCGTTTCGTGGAATGATTTTTGGAAAATGAACCCTAGAATTATTAGGGCTATCTCACACGGGTACAATGAAAAACTAAAACGGCAGGACTGTATGTTGTGGCTGAATAATCAGTACACATTGTCTGCTGTTTACACTGCCTTAGACCACTTGCTGAACGGGAAAAAGGCAAAATCAGAATATTTTAAAAGCCCAATAATAGAAGAGACTTTAAAAAGAAAACAGCTAAACGAAGATGACTTGCAGAAGCAGCGAGAATTGTTTGTTGCAAAACTTGAAACAATGAAAGCGAACTTCGAAATTGCACACCCTGAAAAGAAACAGAAGTGAAGGTGGTGGTTTAAATGCCGAATGAAATAGATTCCCTGGAAGTATCAATTGAGTCCGACGCGAGCAAAGCAAATTCGGAAGTTGACAGTTTAATATCTAAGCTGCGGGATCTTTCTTCTGTTATTTCTAAAATTCGCGGTGATAAAGCTTTCGAAAGCATGAGAGACGGAGCAGAGGAAATTGCCGGAGAATTTAAAAAAGCCGCAAAACCAGTTGCAGAAGTGAAAACAGATATCAAAAAATTGGTATCTGAAATAAACAAAAAAAGTATCGACATAAAACCAGAAGTTGACACGTCGAACGCAGAAGCAGAAACAAAAAAATGGCAGAATCAGCTTCGGAGTGCTCAAAATGCGCTGAACAGGATTCTTGCATCCTCAGACCCGGAAAAACAGGCTAAAGGAATTGAAAGATATACAATTCGAATCAACGAAGCAAAGAATGCGCTGGAGCAGTTAAAAAGCGTTTCTATGAAACCGGCAGAATCGGATATGAGTCATATCGATGCTGCAATTAAACGCATGTATGATAGGAAAAATGCGGAATCCAGACCAAACAAGGAATGGGAGAACGGACGAGTCGAGCCGCTCGGTTCCATGAAACACGATGGGGCTCCTATACCAGACTTTCTTAAAAGCAACGACATAAAAGAAGCGGCAGAGGAACTTTCCGATTTCGAAAAAACGTTGGAAAGTGTGCAGGCACTAGAGTTCAAAGGCAGCGGATTTTTCGAAATGGAAAAATGGGTAAGCGATCTGCAAAGCAAGCTTGAGCAGCTCCTGAACAAGCAGGAAAAGCTTCAAGATTTGGGGGCAAATGTAGATACGCAAAGGCTACAAAGCATCGCATACGATATCGAGCAAATATCAAAGACGCTGGATGTATACGAAGGAAAGGTAGAATCCGCAAGGAAAGCAGGGCAGCTTGATATTAAGGTTCCCAAAATTGATGCAGACGTAAAAGATTCAGACATTAAGTCAGTAAGAGAAAAAATAACAAGCGCTCTTTCCAGCACAAAAATTGTTATTCCCACAGATGGAATGAATGAAATCCAAAAAGAACTTGATAAGGTAAAACGAAAATACGACGACATTGCAAAATCAATGTCCATAAAATCTTCTATTACTCCATTTTACGGAGCAACTGTTGATTTCAAGAAAAAGCAGGCAGAATTAGCTGCATTACGACAGGAATACCAGGATCTTATCAATAAGCAGAAAGAACTATCACTGTCTGGCGGATTTCAGCTTAATTTTAAAGGGCTTTCTGATGGCGCAAAAACACTTGGCAAAAATATCACTCCTGTTGCTTCCGCGTTGTCTAAGGCTAACAAGCATTTAAGTTCTTTCACTAGGAAAGTTGCATCCGCTCTGGCACCGACGAAAAAACTGAAATCTGCGATGGGCGGTCTTGATCTGTCGAGCGCAGGACTTGCAAAAAGCCTATTGCGGACGAGCAAGATGCTGAAATTGATGGTCGTCCGAATGGCGTTACGTGGAGTTATCGACGGTGTAAAACAGGGAATGGTTGGTCTGTCCCAGTACAGCAACGAGACAAATAAGAGCCTGTCTCTTTTGATGAGCTCATTGAAACAACTAAGCGCATCTTTTGCAGCGGCCGTGTCTCCAATTATAAACGCATTTGCTCCGGCATTGGACTTTATTATCCAGAAAATCATCGCTGTTGTAAATATGATAAATCAGCTTTTTTCTGCGCTGACTGGCAAAAATACGTTTATATACGCAAAGAAGCAGGCGGATGATTTTGCAACAGCTGTCGGCGGGGCGAACAAGAATGCCAAAAAGCTGAATCAGACGCTTCTTGGAATTGATGAATTAAATATAAACAATCCGGACAAAAACAGCGGCGGTAGTTCCGGAAGTGGGATAACTGGAAGCGACTTTGAAGAAAAACCAATTGAAAACAAGTACAAAGACCTGGCGGACAAGATCAAAGATTTCTTTTCGAAATTATTTGCACCTCTGAAAGAAGCATGGGACCGGGAAGGTCAGTTCGTAATGGATTCCTGGAAATACGCGCTGGACGAGGTAAAAAAGCTTGTGCAAGACATTGGGCGGGACTTCCTGATTATGTGGAATCAGGAAGAGACGATCGCGATGCTTGCGGACATCCTGCATATCATCGGGGATATCGGGCTGGTGGTAGGAAACCTGGCAAAAAACTTCCGCGAAGCGTGGAACGCAAATGATGCAGGACTGCGGACGTTGGAAAACATCCGAGATATATTTGCGGCGATTATTCACAATATCCGGCAGGCCGCAGACGCAACGGTTATCTGGGCGCAGGGGTTGGATTTTAAGCCATTGATGGAGCAGATTGCACAGTATACGCAGTCTCTGATTCCGGTGTTTGATGCGCTGTCCGGCGTGATGGCAGATTTTTATACGCAGGTGCTTTTACCGATTGGAAAATGGACGATCGAAAATGGGCTGCCTGAACTGTTGAATATTTTGAAACAGTTCAACGAAAGCATAGACTGGTCAGCAATGCGTCAGGAGCTCTCTGATTTGTGGTTACATCTGGAACCGTTCGCAGAAACAGTAGGTCAGGGATTGCTTGACTTTATCCGCGATCTATCAGAGAAAATATCGTCTTTTGCAAACAGTGAAGTTTTTTTGAGCGTACTCGATGAAATAAAGAAGTGGCTGAACAGCGTAAAACCAGAGGGAGTAACAAATGCACTGAAAGATCTGGCAAAAGCTCTTGTGGCATTTAAAGTCGCAGTTGTCGCGGTTGACATCGCATTAAAGGGGACGATGATTGTACAGACCATTACGAAAATAGGAGCAGCATTCGAATCATTGCGTCTTTTTGTTCAGAATTTTATTGCGTTCTTTACTGGAATACCATGGCTGGAAATCTTTCAAAGCATGAATCCGGCAATGCAAGCGGAGTTGTTTTTTAGACTGGAAGACAAAATCGCAGGAACATTTCTTGATCCGTTTTCGTGGGATAACGTAATCGGAGACTTGCTACGTGGGATTGGAAATGCACTTGGATTGCTTGCGGACGGAATCATCGAGCTGCTGAGCGAACCGCTCGAAGTGGGCAAGAGAGCGATTGAATCCATTTTTGACATAAGCTGGGTGCAGGAACTATTTGAAAAGTGCCTTGAAAATTTCAGGAGTGCATTCAAAGGAGAAGAGATCGGTAAAAATATAGCAGAAGGATTTTTCAATGGTATTTCTGCTGCTTTTGGGCTTTTACTTGCACCGATTGTCAATATTTTCAGCGATATCGTCGAGGCGGTTTGCGAGCTTTTAGGTATCCATTCTCCGAGTACGGTTTTTGCAGAGATCGGTGAAAATGTTATCTTGGGCTTACTGCTGGGAATCAGCGAGTTTTGGAATACGATAATTGAATTTTTCACAAATTCTTTTGCCGAGCTAATAGCTTTCTTTTCAAACAGTTGGTTATCTATTCAGGAAGGTGTAACAAATGTTTGGAATAACATTACGTCATTTTTGACAAAAACATGGACAAACATTTCTACTACTGCAAGTGCGATTTGGAATGCGATAAAGCTTTTTTTGATTACCACATGGACAAATATAAAAACAACTGCTATCGAAATATGGACAACCATAAAAGATAAGATTGTTGAAATTTGGAATAAGGTAAAAGAAAAAGCGGAAGAAATATGGGATAAAGTAAAAGAAGTAGTAAAGGAAAAATTTGACAAAATCAAAGAAAAATCCGATGAACTGATCGAAAAGTTTCGAAATTTAAAGGAAGAAGTAAAGGAAAAATTCGAGAGTGTAAAAGAAATCATCAACAACACGATCGGATCCGCAATTGACAAGCTTGCAGGATTTATCGATAAGCTGAGGGAAGCCGGTCAAGCTGTCAAGGATTTCCTCGAAAGTGGGTATGAAAAAGTAAGTGGAATAATTGGTAGTATTGGCGGAGCACTCGGAATATCCGCGCACTCTGACGATGCAGCATCTAACCCAGTTGCTTTCAGCATTCCCGCATACGCGGTCGGAGGATTCCCGGAAGACGGATTGTTTTATGCAAACCACAATGAGCTTGTCGGCTCGTTCGGGAACGGGAAAACTGCCGTAGCAAATAACGATCAGATAATCGAAGGCATTCGAAGCGGCGTTGAATCTGCTGTAGAAAACGTTCTTGCGCCGTATCTGGAACAGATTGTGCAGAATACGAGAGAAACAGCAGAAAAAGAAAGCAGTATAAGCATTGATGGCAGAGAACTTATAACCGCCATAGATGCGAGGAGCAAAAGGAACGGATATTCGTTCACGTAAGATTAAGGCGGCAATCTTGCCGCCTTTTTTGCGAGGTGATTTTATGGCAATGTCCTCATTTTTAAATGTAAACGGATACGACCTTCCGTGCCCAGCAGCCGGATTTTCGTGGACGATATCGACTACGGTAAATGCAGGGCGCAACGTAAACAACGCAGTTGTTGGACAAAGGGTAGGACGCGATCTGTACAAGCTGGAAAATCTTAAGTGGGTTGGGTTGTATCCGGAACAAAGAGCGCTCATATTGAAAGCCGTGAAAGATTATTTCGTACCCGTAACCTTTGAAGATATGGAGAATCCAGGGAAAACAATAACCGTTACCATGTACCCAGGAGACAGAAAGGGAGTTCCGCTATTCGCGGACAAATTAACGCACATGATTACAAGAGACGAAACCCTTTCTTTCAATTTGATTGATTGCGGATGGTAGGTGGTTAAATGCAGAACGCAAGCAAAGCTTATAAGCAGTCAATAAAGGGAATAGGACGCAACAGGGAGTACATTAAGGCGACGATAGGCGTCATAAATTCAGAAGCACAGAAAAACGTTGCGTTGGACGACGTTACAGAAGTCACATATTTTTCAAACAAAAGGAAACCATTCGATCATTATACCGTAGACAATGTGTATGCTACTCAGGAGGAAGATTTTACAAAAATCGATGGTAGCATGTACTTTTTACCAAAAGAAAACTCTGGATATGAGTTTTATAATAACGGAATTGTTTCTTTAAACATTTTGGGTGCGATAAAGATTTCTTTTAAAGGAGCAACAGGTCTTGACATAAAAGGATTGACGATAAACTTCGGAGAGCGCTTCCCGGTAGAGTTTACCATAGAAAATGACAACGTATCTCACCATTACACGAATAACGATAAAGCTTACTGGTCTACAGAAGATTCGTTTGATGGAACATCTTACTTTATCATTACTCCAATAAAAATGATAAATGGAAATGGACGATTAAGAATAGAACAGTTTTTCTGCGGAATCGTAAATGCTTTTGGGAACAATGAAGTTATAAGTTATACCGGTAAGGAATATGTATCTTCTATCACGGACACAATCCCCAGTAATGATGTGACGTTTACGGTAAACAATCGAAGCCAATACTATAATCCAGATAATCCGGAAAGCGCCCTTGCCTACATGGAAGTAGGACAGGAGATAAAAGTACAATTCGGATATGATGTTGACGGTCTTGGAAACATCGAATGGATTCCGGAGCAGACAACATACCTAAAATCTTGGTCTACGACAGATACAGAGGCAAAGTTCGTTTCCACAGATAGGTTTGACTACATGACGGGAACATATCGAAGAGGACTGTACAAGGAAGAAGGGATTAGCCTTTACGATCTTGCTGTTGACGTTCTTAATGACGCTGGCATAACGGACGAACGAGAGTTTTTTATCGACCCGTACCTGAAAAACGTTATTGTGAAGAATCCTGTTCCGGTGTTGAAGCACAGCGAAGCATTGCAGGTTATAGCAAATGCCGGAAGATGCACTCTCTATGAGGACAGAAACAGCAGGATACATATGCAATCTTCGTTTATCCCTAACATGGTAGCAAGTTCAAAAAACCAGACCAATTATAGCCATGTAGAGAATATACTAAGCCTATCTAAAAAAGATGCTTATGCGATATACAGCAATGATTTTTCTGTTGTTGATGGAAGTGTTCTTTTCCTTGATTCAAATGATATAAGCAAAAACACTGGTTATGTAAGCAATTCTGTTTCAAACGAGTATGGATTGTTCGAGGAAAACCCATCAATCACAATTGAACTGGAAGCTGGGTATGTTGCCTATGGTCTTACAATCCGTTTTCGCAATGTAGCTCCGGAAGAATTTGACATCGAAACGTATTATAACGGAGAAATTGCGGAAAGCAGACATGTGTCAGATATCTCAAAAAATGAGTGGTCAACAAACGAGCAATTCGCACTTTTTGACAAAATGCAGATTACCTTTACAAAATCTTACCCGAACAGCAGGGTAACAATCGACAACATTACATTTGGAGATATAACAGATTACCACATCGAGAGAAATGACATAACATCATCTGTAACAGCAACAAGGCAAAATAAAATAAAGTCAATTTCCGTGCTAATGACAGAATATCGAAAAACATCAGAGAAAAAGGCATTATTTTCCCAGGAAACAGTGCTGAACGTTACAGATACAACAAGGACGGTATATTTTAATAACGCAAGCTACGGAGTTACTGTAGAGGTTGAAAGCGCAGATATCACAGCAGAATTGACTGAAAGCGGAAGTTATTATGCGGTCTTGTCATTTGCTGGCGTTAGTGAAGAAACAACCATTAAATATACTGTATCCGGTTATGAATTTGCGACAGAAGAGATCCCGTACCATGTAAATCACAATGACACCGGAGAAGAAAAAACATGGAAAAATCCTCTTGTAAGTGACGCGACGCACGCAAAAGCGTTGGAGCGATGGCTTGCTTCGTATTTCCTCGGAGATGTCGACTATAAAATACCGTGGCGCGGAGACCCAAGAACAGACGCAAATGACGTATTTTACCTAGAACTCGCAAATGGAAGCGAAACAGAAATAAGGACATACCAAAACGAGCTTAAATTCAGCGGATCGCTGAGCGGAACTATGAGAGCTAGAAAGGCGGTGATTTAATTGCCTGACGAAATTACAGAGTTGATACCTCCGAAAACGAATTGGTTATCTTCGGACAGGTTTAATATCGAGGACTACAACCGAATTAGGAACAATATTTTGTATATACACGATATTGCTAATCAGGTCTATGCGTCATTTGAACTTGAAAGCATGGGAGAAAACAGAAACTCATACGAAGGGTACTGGACAGCAGACGAGTTTAATGCAATCGAGAAAAACGTGTCCACAATCAACGACCACATCCTGTCGAAAGATTACGGAGTTTCTCAGCGATTTTTCCCAAACGGAGCTTTTATAAAATGGGACGAACTAAACAGAATCGAATCTGCGATATCGTCTATGCATGCCATTTTGGCAAGGCAAAAAGGAAGCATACCGCAGCTACAATTCAGACTCGGAAACTACAAGGGTATTAAGATTTAATCATGCGGAGGTGCTTATGTATTTAAAGTTTTTAAACAGTAAAAAAGCAATAGAATGCTCCGTTATTGCGGTTGGTGATAACGTCGTTACGATTCTGCAAAAAACCAAAATATCGGTAAACACAACTGGATTTGACCTGTATTTAGACAAAGACTGCGAAAACAACATAGGTGGAGATTATTACCATGGTTTCACTACTGTCTACAGGAACGATTCGGAAACAAAAAAATACAACGGGTATCAGCTTTCAAATGACGGAAGTGTTTACGAAAAAGAAAAGCACACAGTTCTGTTTCGTGCCGGCGCAAATGGTCATCTTTCCGGAAATTTGGAAATAAAGGCAGATGACTATAGCAGCCTGATTGTTCCGGAAGCTTCTGGCGAAGAAGGATACAAATTTTCTGGATGGATTCCGGAAATACCAAAAGACGGAGATATAAAGGAAGATATTACTTTTACTGCTATTTTTTGCGAAAAGCCAACAGTAACTTTCAAATCCTCAGAAAATGGTGGAATTATCGGAAACAGTGTGCAAAAAGTTGACCGTTACGAAGATTTAAAGATTCCTGATGTTTCTCCGATTTCTGGTTACGAGTTTGCCGGGTGGCTTCCTGAAATTCCGGCGTCTGGCGACATAGACACAAACAAAAAGTTCACAGCAAAAATACGAAAAATATTTGTTCCTACAATCAGGTTTACTGTGTCAGATAAAGGTACAATTTCCGGAGATGCGGAGCAGCACGCAACTTCTTATGAAAACATAATTGTTCCCAGCGTGGAAACAGAAGAAAATTACAGGTTTACCGGCTGGGTTCCGGAGGTTCCAAAAATCGGAAGCATCGAATCTGACGTAACATTTGCAGCAGACATAGAATATGTCCCTACGCTGGATGATGTAAAGGAAGAAAAAATCCTGTCATTAAATTCGGAACAGCAATCAGCCATTGCAGAAGGGTTTGACATCACTCTTACGAACGGAACTGTAGAACATTTTACGTTGACAGAGCGAGACCAGACAAGCCTTATCGGATTGCAGACGCTTGTTATGTCAGGAGCCGAGTCTATACCGTGGCACACATCTGATCATTCCGAGCACTGCCGCTATTACTCGAACGCGGACATGTCGCTGATTGTGAGCAAGGCATTACAGTTCGTCACATATCACGTTACATATTTTAGAGATCTGAGAATATATGTAAACAGCATGGTAGACAAAGAGAGTGTAAACGCTGCTTATTACGGAATGTACGTACCGGAGGAATATCAGTCCGAGGTATTAAAGGACATTTACAAGCAGCCGAACTAAAACGTTGGAGGAATCGAAATGGCAAAAAGAACGCTGGCGACAGATTTTAAGGACGATATACTTGCCGAAAGCATGGATGGTAAGAGAAGATATAGACTTGTTGCGAATGGAGACGGAACATATTGCCTCGAGGACGCAAGCGTTTACGAACAAACTGGCAGCATCTACGGTGCAAAACAGGTAAACGAAGCAAACGAAGCAATAAACAGTGCTGCAGACTCTGCGAAAATAATCGACGACATTGACGCTGTTTTGGCAAATACGGTCGGTGGGTACATGGCAGGGGCTATGGCAGTCAGAGGTCTTGATGGAAAATTAAAAACTGTCGCAAAAACAGGAAGTTACAATGATCTTACGGACAAGCCCACCATTCCATCAGGCGCTGCAGCAAATTATGCTGTTGCTGATAATGACACAACAAACAGTGCCGCAAGCCTTGTTACGGCAAGGGTTGCATACGAACATGGAACAGAAATTGACGATCTTTCGAAAACGATCGAAAAAAGACTCCCGGATGGAACCGGAATAGAATGGGACGGAACAAACTTTTACGGTACAACTACGGACGGCGTAAAAAAAAAATTGGGTAGAACGGGGACAATTGCTGGCGTTGGCGTATATTTTGACGATCCTCCGCACTCTGTGCTCAAAACTTGGCAAGGAGGTTGCGTAAAATGGGATGACGACAAGTTAATCGTCACTGTCGAAGATGACTATGCGCAAGGCCATCTTACAGTAGGCACAGTAATTGGAAAGAGAAATAGACCTCAAACATGGGGAGATACAACGGAAGGGTTTATCACGCTCCGGTATTAAAGTTCGGAGGTAATATTTATGCGTTATCTAAAAAACTTCTTTAAACTTTGCATTTTGTTTTCCTTCGGCGGAATAACATACAATACTCTCGAGCGCATGGCAAGAGGTCACACACACTGGACAATGTTCATTGTTGGCGGGATATGCTTCTACCTGATCGGGGCGATAAACGAAGTTATCCCGTGGAGCATGGCATTCTGGAAACAGTGCATCATAGGCGGTTGCATTGTGACTGCAATTGAGTTTGTATCTGGCTGCATAATAAATCTTTGGCTCGGCTGGCATGTTTGGGATTACTCAAACATGCCTTTTAATATTTTGGGGCAAATATGCCTACCGTTTTCACTCCTATGGTGCGTCGTATCAGCGGTTGCAATTGTGTGTGATGACTATTTAAGATACTGGTTTTTTAATGAGGAAAAGCCAGTATACAAGCTATTTTGAAAGGAATATAAAAGCTATGGTAGAAATTTTAAAGCTGATCGGAATCCTTGGTATAGCGGTGCTTTGCAATATCCTTGGCGGATTATATGTAAACATCGGACTTAATGACGGTCAATTCGATACAAAAAAGCTTCTGTACGGGCTTGCAAAGGCAGCTTGTGTAGCCGCAATGTTTATCGGTCTTGCCTACACGATCGAACAGATTCCGAGTCTGTCAGACACTCTTGGTATGGAACCAAAAGCCACCCTGATTGCTGCTATCGGCGTTTACTCCGGTAAGGTTGTAAAGCACTTGTCCAGCATTTTCGGAAGCGATGCGATTAAAAAAGCAGAGAAAACAACCGGAACAGAAGAGTTGGAAGAATACCAGGATATGTGAGGTGCAAAAAATGAAAGTAGAAGAATTTTTATCTACGGTCGCGTATGAAATTGTAAGCTCCTGCAATGCCGTGAACCTGCTTCCATCACCGTCAATTGCCCAGGCAATCATCGAAAGCAAATACGGCACAAGCCAGCTTGCGACGGAAGGCAATGCGCTTTTTGGGATCAAGGCGGACAGCAGATGGAGCGGTAAAGTTTGCCAGAAGCTTACAAAAGAGTACGTAAATGGCGAATATATCGACGTTATGGCCTCGTTTCGCGCCTATGACAGTTGGAGCGATTCCATAAAAGACCACGCAGACTTCCTCGTGCAGAATAAGCGCTACGCAAACCTGATTGGTCAGAGGGATTACAAAACGTATTGTAAGCTTATAAAAGCGGACGAATACGCGACATCCGCCACTTACGCGGAAACGCTTACAAACTGTATCGAGGCATACAACCTGACAAAATACGATGCCACAACCGGAACGGATGCAGTGGAAACACCCACGGTACAAATAAGAAGTTTCAACATCCACGCAGGGCACAATCCATCCGGGATGCCGGCAGCTGGATCCGTTGGATATTTAAACGAATCAGACGAAAACAGGAATGTTTGCAATGCTCTGATCGGTAAAATCCGTTCCGCAGGGCATACGGTTTACGATTGCACATGCAATAACGGGTTGAGTCAAAAAGATATTTTACAGAAGATTGTATCGAAGTGCAACGAGCACGCGGTTGATCTTGATATTTCGATACATTTTAACGCTTTGTCCAAAGAGACTGCATCCGACGGCAGGACAAGAGGTGTGGAGGTATGGATCCACCCAAACAACAAGGGAACAGAAATCGAAAGCTATGCGCAGAAAATATGTAACAGTGTCGCGTCCCTTGGGTTTACAAATCGAGGTGTCAAGTATAGCAACGGTTTATATGTCTTAAAAAATACCAAAGCGCCAGCTATGCTGATTGAATGCTGCTTTGTGGATGATCTGGACGACTACGCGCTGTATGACTGTGAAAAGATGGTGCAGGCAATCTACGACGGTTTGGAGATCAAATCCGTGAATGCGACCGGAGAAGCAGGAAAAGATGAACCGGAAACGAAAACCCTGTATTATGTCATTGCCGGTGTATATTCTTCCGAACAAAACGCAACTGCTTTTGCAAATATTCTTGCAGAAAAGGGATACCTGATGAATGTAGAAGGGAATCTCATGAAAGGAATAAAGACACAGATCAAGGAAATTTAGGGGCTTATTGCAAGCCCCTTTATTTTTTTGCCCGAAAACGCTATGTTCGACATTTTTTACGCTTCCGGCGCGGTATGATACAGTCAGCCTTAACAAATGGCATACGAGTTCTGGCAGCAGGGCGGTGTCTTGGCATTGCATCGCCCTGCAAAATACTTTACAAAACAGAACACGCGTTCTATAATTATGCTATCGCTACTGAGTGCGGAAGTGATTGGAGGGGATTTAGGTGGAGGAAAAAGAAGAGTACAGGAAACAGATAATCGAAATGATTGAAAAAATTGAAAATGCAGGCACATTATCGTACCTGCATACTTTTTTGAAACTTTTTCTTGAAAGGTGGGGCAAATAGTCCTACCTTTTTTCTTTTCTTGACAGCATCAAATCAATCATATCTAGTATTGTTTCCTTGTCTTTTTGATCCAGCATGGAAATTTTGAACATTATATCATGATCTTCTAGCGCTTCTCTCGGGGTGTCTTTTCTTGCCGGAGAAACGTCAAGTCCCATTAGCCATCCTTCAGAAACATTTAATGCCATCCCGAGTACAATGAGTTTTTCCTGACTAGGCTCTACTTTCCCGGAAACGTATTGACTGATATCTGACTTGTTCATTTTTACTCCGAATTTTTCACAATACGGCAATGATAGATTCAATATATCAATTTGTTTTAAATTTCTATCATTCATAATTTTGCCTAATCGAATTGCTGTGTTTTCTTTCATGATTGCATTCCCTCCTTTCGTTGATAATGTATCATATTTTGAACAAAAGTTCAAGGTGAAAAACAAAAAAATAAAAAACGTTGAACATTTGTGTTGACATGTCTAAAATAGCATGGTAACATATACGTAGTTCAAAAGATTGAACAAATAAATAGAGAAAGGAGAAAATGAATGGCTTTTGATTATAGTAAGCTTAGAGGGAAAATAGCAGAAAAATTTGGCAGTCAATCCCTTTTTGCTAAAGAGCTTGGATGTTCTGAGCGTACATTGTCATTGAAAATGAACGGGAAAATATCCTGGAAGCAGACAGAAATGCTGAAAGCAATGTCTATTCTTGGAATTTCGGAAGAGGACATTCACGATTATTTTTTTACGCTAAAAGTTCAAAATTTTTAACTAATGATGCGTAAAAATAATAAAGGAGGTAAGGAAATGCTTCATTATAGTTGGCTTGATGCAATTCCGATTGCAACATTTGCGATTATAACATGCGTTATGAGCTACTGGCATGGTAGTTCGCCGCGTGGATGGAAAATTTTCGGGCTTATCTACACTATAATTTTGGGAATAATTTCTCAGATTCTTGTAGGATTTTTCCCAATGTTTGGGTGACTGCGATCAGTTTTTCGGAGGAATCATTTTTCCTATTTAGCAATGAATCATGGAGAGATGACAACTGTTCCCAGTATTCAGACGGCACATACAAAACCAGCTCATGATAAGAACGTAAATATTCAATTCTCTCGCTCGGGTAATTTGCCTCTAATTGCTTGGAAGCAAATTCGAGAAAACAGTTGAATACGGATTGCTGTTTCTGATAATAAGAAAACTGTTTTTCGTATTTTAGCTCTAGTTTTCGCATTTGAGTGCCATGAACACTATTGACGATAGTAACAAGAACTGGGCAAATTATTGCCACGCATAGAGTTATGGCAGATATGGCGAGTTCTAAATGATCCGAATTTAATGATTCCATGAGTATTTACCTCCAAGAAGTTTTTTAACATTATACCACGAAAGAAGGTGTAAAGGAATGAATGAACCGGCAAAATGCGATATGCGTACTCCGATCGAAGTTGCACTGGAAATTGACAGCGAGGGTCGAACGACAGCAAGGCAGCTGTATGAATTCCTTGATCTTGCAAACGGGCAGTTTTCGAGATGGGCAAAATCGAATATCGAAAACAATGAGTTTTACGAAGAAAACGTTGACTGGTGGGGGTTCGACATCGTGTCGAACGGTAATGCCTGCAAAGATTACAGACTTACAACCGAGTTCGCAAAGCACCTGTCAATGGAGAGCCATTCCGCAAGAGGAAAGGAGGCAAGAAAATATTTTGTCGGCATTGAAGAACGGGTGAAGCAGAAAGCAATCGACAGATCACAGCTTTCACCACAGCTTCAATCCCTGTACGCCCTGATAGAAATGCAAGCCAGACAAGAGCTGGAGCAGAAACGGCAGGCTGAGCAGATCGCCAAAGTTGAAACGACCGTCACGAATATGAAGGAAATTTTCACAGAGCCAATCGGAGATTGGAAGGCTGATATCAACAGCCGGGTTAGGGAAATTTCCCAGAAGTCAGGAATCGACTATCAGACATTGTACGGTCAGCTTTACGGCGAACTGGAAACAACCGCTCATTGCAGCCTGAAACGGCTACAGGAAAATAAGCGATCCAGGATGGAAAAAGCCGGAAATACAAAGACCGCAATCAAGGACGGAACAACTAAAATTGCAATCATTTACGAAAAGCCCCAGCTGAAAGCCATTTTTGAGGGAATCGTAAAAAGGTATGCAATGAAATATTGCGCATAGATAGGAGGTGAGGTTTGTGAGCGAGAAAGAAAAACAGATTGTCGAAAAACTGAAAGACGCAATTCCTAAAATGTCAGAATTTGACAAGGGATATATCCTTGGAAAAGTTGAGAGCATGGCAGATGGTAGCAGAAGCTACGTGGAGTGCGGAGAGGCAGAGGACAAGGAAATTGATGATAAAAATTGAATCGAAAGGAGATGAAGATGTGAACATAGAAAACGAAATTCACAAAACTTGTGAAGAAATAGCGGAAAATTGTAAAAAGGCAAACACCATGTCGAACATAGCGATTGCCTGTGGGATTCTTTCGATATTGGTCAATTTAGTAGCTTGGTTAGCAAGATAGAAAGAATCCACATGAAAATGAATAGAAAGGAGAATAGAAAATACATGGTAAAAGGATATAAGGTTTTTAGACCTGATTGGACTTGTGATCCAACGTGGCACAACCCTAAACAGTACACCTGCCCCGGAAAATTTGAGGAAGAAGGGGAGCTTGATGTTTGCGGTCACGGGATGCACTTCTGCCAGGTTGCTGCTGACTGCTTCAATTATTACAGTTTCAACAGTGAAAACAAGGTTGCAGAAGTCATTGCCTATGGTGAGGTAAGAACAGACGGTGACAAGTCATGTACTGACAAACTGGAAATCGTGCGTGAAATCCCGTGGGATGAAGTGTTGCGAATCGTCAATATTGGAAAGAATTGCACGGGTCGCTGCAACACCGGGAACTGGAACACCGGGGACTTGAACGCCGGGAACTGCAACACCGGGGACTGCAACACCGGTCGCTGCAACACCGGGAACTGGAACACCGGGGACTGGAACGCCGGGAACTGCAACACCGGGGACTGCAACACCGGTCGCTGCAACACCGGG